TATTTACATATTTTGAGTATCTACTTTCATTTGCAGTCTCAACGATTTTCCAACTAGCAGGAGTAGATTTTATCAGTCTGTCAAGATTAACAGTTGCATTTAAATTTCTAAAAAATCCTGTAAAAATAACAGGAATTCCTTTCATTGCATAGAGAGTTACTGTTTGTCCCCCAATATTGCACTGGATTTTTGAAGTTGGAAACTCGGATGGAAATTCTTTTTGTTGTGGTACTATTGCTGTTTGTATTCTTGGTCCACTAATTTCTGCAGACTGAGTTCCAAATTGCAAAGAACCGCCACTGATGATGGTTGTTCTTGCTCCGTATGATATTCTTGCTTTTCCTTGGATTGTTAGATCTGTACTCGTTGCTCTTGGGTCACTGGAACTCCAAGCACTAATTCTAGATGTGGAAATATCACCAATTCTAATTGTTGCAGATCCGCCGAATCCGTCCAAATAACGATATCTAATTGCAAACCCACTTAAAGTTCCACTAATGTTTAAATTTCCAAATAAGGTGACATCTGTTCCCGCTCTTTTTTGTAAGATTCCATCATACTGTTCCGAATCCCTATAATATCTGTCTAATGTTTCGTGGAGGGGAACACTTAATCTAGAAAAACTAATCCAGTCGTGTCTACTGGCACCAGCATCTGCAGATCCAGCAATAATTTCTAGATCTAAAGGATTTAAATTAAGTTCCTTTAATGCAGAAGTCTTACTTTCTACATCAGATAAAAAACTTAAAACATTAAGTCCGAATATTTTTGGGTTTCTAATTGCCATATATTTTCCTATTAGACAGTTCTCATATTGACTATTAGGGGTCTACGAGATACCATATCGATTGATATTACGATAAAAGTATTTATCAATAACTAGTCAGACAGTTTTCATAGAGATCTTAGGGTCTGTCAAGACAGTGGTAGATACGTCAGGGAATCTATACTCCCTAAACTTTCTTTTGCAAACGTATTAAACGACAAACTAATACGTGTATTATCAGATGTATTTTTAGATACTGAATGTCTTAGGTCTGAAGGAAATAAAATTAACTCTGCTGTTTTAGCAGGAACTAATCTATAATAATTATTACGTTCATTTAATGTGTGATATTTTAAGAGGAGATTGCCAGGATGAGGTCTTTGAAATTTCATACATGGCATATCCTCATCTAACGCAAAGTAAAATACTCCACTTAAAATACTATTTGGATGGGAATGTTCTTGGTGTTCTTGTCCGAAAAAACTTTTATTGATCCACGATTGAGTGATGATCAATTCTGTAGAAGAACCCCAAACATAATTCATGTACATTTTAATCCTGTCTTCAAAGAAAGATTTTAATTTTGAAAGAGCAGGATTTTTTAGTACGAAAGTATCTTTAGATTGCATGTTATAATTTGCAGTTTCACTTTTATTTTCTCTACTACAATCTAAATTATTAACATACTCTTTTTCTTCTTCAAAGTTTTCATCATAGGATGACACCAAAATGGGGGTAGTAAAAGTTTCAATTAAGTTGTTCACAAGGTTCTCCTCAAAAGGTCATGGGAAATTTGATTTAAATTAAATATTGCTTCAGTTATGTATTCATTTGATTCAGTTCTATGAAGAACTCGTAGAGATTCATTTACTTTATAATGAATCGATCTTAAAAAAGGATCTGAAAATCTGGAGGTAGTCCAAAATACTGCTGCTAATCTTTCTCCAGATTCTACGGTAGATACCTCATGGAGGATGCCTGTGTCGTATGTTATTGCTTCACCAGCATCAAGTTTTATTTTATGAGGACCAAAATCGTTATGTAAGACAAGTTCTCCACCTTCATAAGTATCAGGATCAGATAAAAACACCGTTGTACTATAGTGTCCGTTTAATCCTAAATCGTGATGTAACCTATAGTAATCACCCATTTTCATCTTTGTTATCATAATAAATCCAGTGGTTTTAGGACAAACCAATAGATCAAAACCACCATCTCTTTCAAGAGCATTAATAATTATTGAATTAATATTAGAGTTAATTTGATAATTATTAAGTTGAGTTAATTGTTTAAGTTGTTTTGTATTTTCGTTACTATTAGAAACTGAATGAAGTCCATCCATCCAATCAGTTTCTACAGTGCTTGAAAGTAAGTTACAAATTTGTTGTAGTTCATAGTCAAGTAATAATTTTCTAGAATAATGATGTTGAGTCATAGTTAAAATATCACAGTTTCATAATAAATGCAAGTGCATAGTATGGTGGTCTGTTCTCATGGTAGTAATCTTCACCAGTACCACCTGTGGCCGGAGTTCCTCCACTATTTGCCATGTCAGTTTGTGCGTTAGGACCAGAACCCTGTTGGTAAATGTTTGCCCTACTATAAGTATGAGTGTGATCTGGCAGTTCATTAACAGTCAATTGGTGAGCAACTTCGCCACCAGTATTTCCTGGTGCATAGTTACCACTTACAGCACCACCAGATCCAGCAAATGTTACTCCGCTTGCTCCATCGCTATGAGCACCAACGATAAATCTATCTCTTAAATCTGGTGTACCATTAGAACCATTACAAAGTGCCCAACCACTTGGAATAGTTGCAATACTTCCAGACCACATTACAATGCCTCCAGTTGGAAATATTCCAGTTAGTGATGAACCATCTCCAATAAAACTCTGAGCAGTAATATTACTATTTGGTAGACTTAGGTCATCAGAATCAGTTAACTCCTGAATCTGATTAGCTGTACTATTGACTATTAGCGGTCTACGAGATACCATTATACTGTTTTTTCTTTATTTATTGATTGATTTATTGATTTAGTACTTGATGCAAGCAAGAAGTGCGATGTTACGGGGACGGGTTTCAGGGTCACCACCGTCGATGGTGTGCTCATGAGCACCGCCTCCGCCAGTAGTAGCACCAGTAAATGTATCATAAAGAGAATGTTGATCAGGACCATCATCCGTAATACTTGCCACATACTGAAGTATACTATAACCGTGGGTGTGATCACCAGGGTCATCAGTACCAAATGGGTTATTAGGTAGTGCAGTAGAGTTAGTTTGACTGCTACCAAAGGTACGACCACTGTCAACACCAGCACTATCATCCCAACCACGTAGAAACTCACCACGAAGGTCAGGTAGTTTACCAGCACTTCCATAGGTAGAACCAATTATTGCATACAATGCAGAGAAGTCAGCAGTTACACCTTGAACAGTACCAGAACCATTAGGGATTGTATCACCATTTGCTTTTAAGTATCCAACTGGTGCTGTACTTGCGGCAAAGTGAAATACTGCACCAGCTGGAACTGTTCCATTTCCAATAAAAATTGAAGCAGTAATACTACTATTTGGCAGACTTAGATCATCAGAATCAGTTAACTCCTGAATCTGATTAGCTGCACTATTGACTATTAGCGGTCTACGAGATACCATTATACTGTTTTTTCTTTATTTATTGCTCTTTCCAGGTGATACCCGCCTCAATAGTGCCAGAATCACCAGCATCAATTTTTTTAGCAACAAAGAAAGTTGCTTCAATATTATTATTGTCTGGAGTTACAACCCTCCTGTCCTGTCCAAAAATTTTAGACATGTCAATTTCTTGAGTTGAATTTGCTCCAACATAGAGAATATCTCTTTCAACCCCTGGTCTTAATCTCTGTTCATTTTGAACATCTACTAAAGCAGAAGAAAGTCTGCTTACTTCATCGAAATTGGTTGGCGCTGCTCCAGATATGTCTGCGTTTCCATCAGCATTTGTTATCTCTACACTTGGAAGATCTCCCCCCGCTTCAAAAACATAAAACTTTGGAGAAATGGTTCTAACAAAGTCGCCAACAGTTTCTTTTACTGAAATATTATTAATTGCAGCATTATCTTTTAATTTTGCAACAAGGTAGAGGGGATATGGATTATAGTTATAAAGTTTTACTCTTAATGGAGATCCATTTGCGGTTAATTTTACTGGACGAATCAATATCGTAAAAGGTGTTCCCGACGACCCTCCAAGAGTATCACTAATCTGAATATAAGAATAAAATGTATTACCACTTGTATATGTAAACACCTTTCCTATAAATGTAACGCCAGTTATTTGTGCTGTTTCACCAGAAAGAATAGCGATTTGTCCACCATCATAATCAACAGTTGGTAATGAACCCTCTACTTGAATGAATGTTCTTCCTTCTGGATCTTGAACTGCTGGATCTCCGTCTTCTGGATGATAATTTAACTCAAAAACCTCTGTGATTTGAGAGGGATCTGAAATTTCAATAGTTACTTTTGAGCAGATTCCTGGGGAAGGAGATGGAAGTGATGGAATTCTATAGTCAATACCCATTCTTAACGGTGGATTATTTGGTGCCCAACTTTCACTAGTTTCAACACCTTCTTCATTTAATGCAGCATATGAATGTGTATGTTCTGCAAATAAAATACTTGATAGTGGTAAAGTAGTTGTAGTTCCAGCACCAGTAGAGAAACCCTCCAAAATATTTGGATCACTGGTGACTGGTTCTACATCAGTTACACCGATTAAGAAATCTGACCAATGGGAATAAGAATCTTTTTGATTTGGATTGACAAATTGAATCTCAATTTTAGAACCAGTAAACTTGAAATTGGAAGCAGCGCAGTGATCATAATTGCTTAATCTAACACCATATGGGTATGGTCCATTGCCAATACTTGTTGTGAGTCCTGTAATTCTATCTAAAGTTTCAATTCCTGATATTGGTCTATCTCCATAATCGGGATATCCATTGAGACCAGGACCCCACCCCTTAACAAGTGCAGATTCAAATGAACCTGCCGCTCCAACAGGACCATCAACACTTACAATATATGCATTGTAAATTGTAGGGGAAATAAGTTTTGCTCCAATATCAGACTCATAAAAATAAGTATCATTAATTGCAGCAATGTCATTTGGTCCAACAAATTCAAATTCAACAGTTCTACCCACCGAGGTTGATGCAAGTCCTGGTGTGTATACATGTCCAAATCCAGGGCAACCTTTGCAAGTTATAACTTTGATTTCTGTTAAGGAATCTGAAGTTACACTGAGTCTTGATGGAATAATTAGTTTTTTATTTTGTATTTCCGTTCCTACACTATTAAGTATGTAATTTTTTGGTACGATGCCAAAAATGGATCTATAATCTACTGGATTTGTTGCTTTTAGTGGTGATGATTTGGAGTAAATCTGAGTAGTTCCTTCATCGCCACCATCAATATAGTAAGAAGCACCGTACTTATATAAGAATTGTGGTGTTCTTACGTCAGATGTATTTTCGATATTTAATGAATACTTTAATCTAAAATAAGAATCCTGTAAACATGGACTTCCAAGTGAGTTTTCGATGACTAAAGTGTGAATAACAACCCATCTCGCTTCTCCAGGTCCCGCTGGAATATACGCATAGAATCTGGCACCAATAGCACCATACCAACCAAACTCAATCTTATACATGGTAACTTTTTCTGGTTGAATTAGATAACCAGAAGGTCCATTACCATTCAGTGGATCGCCATTAAATTTATCTCTGGGAATTTCAATTGTCCAATATTCAGTACCATCAAATGGGTCACCAGATTGCTTTCTAATTTGATCTGCATTTTCCAAATTACTTCTTCTAAGTGCAGATAATTCTAATGGAATAGTACTTCTGCGAATAATTTTAAGTTGTCCAGCATTAATTTGAAAAACATATTGATCCGTTGGGTTTGAAATGCCCCATTCCAAAGTCAAACCACTAACTGGTTCAGACGAAGATCTTAAACCAAAAGTAAATCCACTAATTCTTCCCGATTGATATCTAAAAACTCTTCTAGATTGTAAAAAAGCGTACCTTTGAAAGTTTGCGTTATAACCAGGCCTAGTATTTGTTGAGTCAAATGATCCATCTAAAATTGAATCAACTGTACTAAAATTAAACGTAAGTCCAGTTACAGGATCTGTTAAAAGACTGTCTTTTATATCTCTCCAAGTGTCAGTCCAAGTGTCAACTAATCCAAAAGATTCGGAAATTCCAACAGAGTAAACAACATCTCCAGTTTTGACATACACTTTAGATGGATCCAAAAATCTATCTTTCCAATCTGCAGGATATCCTAGAGATGAACCGTCTCCAGTATCATAGTATTCGTACAAATCATTTCCCAACTGAATGAATGATATGTATTGATTAAATAGTGTCTCATCATACAATCCAACATTTACGAATTTCGGACCAAATGGATAAGAATATGGTGGTGGAAATGCTTGTATTTTTATTCCAGATTCTTGTATTTCTTCTGTTCTTGTAGCAAGGTAGCGATTTCCATATAAATTATTCGCTCTATTATCCCAACTACCGAAACTAGTACCTGCATTATAAGTATAGAACTCGAATTCATCTGGATCTAATCCATAAGATGAAACATTAGAGAATAAACTTAATTGAGTTTCTGCACGAGGAACTCCCAAAAGACTAGAACTAACTTGACTGGTCTCTTTGAATTGTTCTGCAATTTTCCATACGTTATCTGATCTTCTTAAATTACTTGTTGATCTATCTATTCCTACCTCAGCAGTATAAGGAGACCCAGAAATAGTGGTTTCTTTTGATAAAACTAATTTTGCTGAGTTAGACTTTGATATAAATGTATCATCTGGTATTCCACCACCAGAGATTTTATCGAAGACTTGAATATTATAACTTGAAATATTTTCTTCAAAATATATTTTATTATAATCTACTCCAATATCCTCAACTGTCTTGACTATGACATATGGATAGTCATCTACTGTAACTGTACCACCAGATTGCAGAGATACTGTCTCGCCAAAACTAACAGAACCGCTTCCCACAGTTAGCACTGTAGTTGATACATATGCATCAAGATCGACTCCATATGTTCCAGTTAAAGCAGCAATTCTGGAATGATCTACTCTTGTGTAAGTGTCATAAGGTTCACTAGAAAAAGTAATAGAAGTTGATCTATCTATTGATGCATCTGGAACATAATATTCATCAACTTCTGTAATTAGAGGAGTTCCAAATTCATCGGTTAAGATTTCACCATTAGCAATATTGTAGAGACTTTGTTCATTTGAGGGAATGATTGAAACTCTACGTTTATCATCCCCAAATTTTACGTCTTTTCCCCCATTCATGAATCACTGCTCCTCCCAAGTTAAACTTGCTGATATTTCTGCTGACGGACTGCTAGGGTTATAAGAAGATTGAGAAGAACCACAAAGGTATAGACTTTCAACTTTATTTGTTAATGGGAATGATAGATATTCTTTATTGTAGTCAAAGTATGGAGAAAGATCATATTCTTCACCAGAAGCAGGAACAAAAAGACTTGCCACGATTGTTCCAGTTCCTGGAATAGGACTTCTGGTTTGTGGATTCACTTTTACTGAAGACAGTTGATCTAAAGTAAATTCAGATGTGGTTGATGATGTTCCTTCTCCAATTGGCGTTGAATTTTCTTCTCTTAAAAATGGTTCAGCAGTGGTGAGAATAATATTATCTAGTGTTGATTCTAAAGCATAGAAATAATAACCATCTGTTTCAATACCTTTAGTTCTATCTGAACCCCTGTTCTCAAGATATCCAAGAACTGAAATTGGTCTTTGTGATGCATCACTTTCAAAGTATCCTCTAAAGTAACCGTAAGTTCCTGTGCCAATATCTCTGATATATTCTGCCTGCGCCTGACCCACATTAACTGAAAATGATGTATCATCTATACGAGTTACTGTTAAATTTTGTCCAGAAGTTGGGTCAGTTGATCTTGGATATGAATGTGTGGTTGCGTAATTATCCAAAGAGCATGTAAGTGTAATTGCACCATTTGCAATAGCAACTGTATCTCCCGTTGTCATCCCATGAGTAGCGGTAGTTACAACAGTCAAAACTCCAGATGATCCATCATAATCAGTTCCAGTTGTTGCAGTTAATGTTCCACCTGCTGCAGTACCAGTTTGAATTGAGATTGCGCCAGCAGTTCCAGAACTAAAATTATGATTACCAGTATAAACTACTAGAGGTAATTCAACTCTGGTTGGTTTTCCCCTTTTTCCGATATTTACTGAAGATGTTAATGAAGGAATCCCATCATTTGGTTCAACAATAACAGCGTCTGTTTGGAAGATGGGTGTTTTTAAGAGATCTAACTTGATGACACCAGTTGAACCAGTAGAAAGTCTTGTTGGATAAACTTGTGTCCTATTTCTTACACTTCTACCAGTACTACTTTGAATGAAGTCTCTGCATTTAATACCAATTAGAGGAGTAACACGTTCTGGAATAATATCAATGGTTGATATTGAACTTGAACTTAATGGTGCATTCAGATGAAGTCGATCGTTTTGTGGATTATAGTAATTAATTTTAATATTTTGATCTAGTGGATTAGAAGTAATAACTCTTGCACCAACATAATACGAAGAGGATAATCCAGAAGTTGCGCCTGCGGTCATGTATGGATCTGAAGAATCAGTAGCACTATTAAGTGAAACTTGAGTTGACCCAGTTCCAACTCCATAAGTTCTTCTCAATCCATAAACATTGGTGCTTGTTGGAGAACCATAACTAAAGAGTTTTACTGTACCACGGTCACCACCATCAATATAGTATGAAGCACCATACTTGACAATATGTTCGGAAGAAGATCCATATCCAAATTCAGTTTGGGTTCTAAGTGAATTTGCATAACCCTCTCTATTTGGACCACCCCCACCATAGACCATGTAGGTAATAGGAAGGGTCGCATTGCCCAGTGAGGAGACCTTCAACTGGTTTGATGCTCTCAGGTGGTGTACTCGTACCCAACGTGCCTCACCATTGCTTACAGGGACATATGCGAGGAACAGAGCACCAACAGCACCATACCATGAGTACTCAACCTTGTACATGGTAACCTTGGTTAGATCAAGGTCCCAAATACTTGTATCAGTCAGTTGTTCACCAGTGTCAGTATCGGTAACAACTTGACCTGCTCTCTTGTCTGATACAACATCACTGTATAAAAGTCTATCAGTATCACCATCTAATCGGTCACCACTAAATCTAGATCTTGGGATACGATACTCATAAACACCAAAATACTGGATATCAACGTTCTGATTTACCCATTTATCGTAATATGCATTCAGTTGGTCAATTTGAGTCTTGAGATCAGAAGTATTTCCAACAGGTAAAGTAGTATCAATATATCCTTCATCGTTCCCATCTGCATCAAAATACATATAGGGGAACATTCCCGTTGGTTTTACAGTTGTGTAAGCAGTTCTATCACCATTAACAAGAGTTCCAAGAACAGGTTGAATAAATGGAACAGGAGTCACCAGAACATGTGATGAAATTCCAGCGTAACCATTTACATTTGGAAGTCCAGTTACTGTGTTATTGTTAAGTGTATTCAATGTGATCGCAGTATTACTATTTGATGTATCGACTGCAACGCTAGTTACTTTATAAATTTGATCATCAACCAAATTAGTAATAACAGTAGAACTAGTTCCCTTGCTATATGAAACATATTGGCCAGTGGATAAACCTACTGCATGACCACCACTTTGATAGTAAGTTGGCACAGTAGAAACACCAACATTAACGGTGAATGAAGTTGGGGAATCTACTCTTACAATATTATAACCATGAGTTCTATTTGGATATATTTTTTGCTCGTTGGTAAAACTACCAACATCACATGTCATGGCGATCCCAGTTAATGTAATATATTTTCCATTTTTAAATCCATGCTCACCAGAAGTAGTAACGGTCATTAAACCGTTTTCGATATTGTAGACGGCATTGGTTATACTCTTTGCTAATCCTGTTAATGAAATGGTATTTCCATTGTAAATGGAAGAAATTCCAACTTCATATCTTGGTTGTAGCAGTGACTCATCATATACGGCAGCATGAGTCATCATAAGGTTATCCCTTACTATGACTAAATCTCCCAGTTTTGCATTACTATACCCACTAGGAACTGAAGTTGCACCAACACCAACAGATTCGGAACCTCTTGCTTCTAAAGGATCATATGGATTAGTTGTCCCATAATCAGAAGTTTGTCCAGGATTTGCAGTATTACTAAACTCTACTGGGTTTTTAAAAGTAATTGATTGAGTTCTTCTAACTACACAGAAGTTATCTCCTTCACCATTATTTCTTGATTCCCAGTAATATCCATCATAGTTGTCAAAGATTCCATATTTACGAACACATGGATTATATATTCCAGCACCATTAGAAGCGATTAGAGTTGTCTTTACACCAAAGGTAGCAGAAGAAACACGACCAGGTTGATATCTGAAGAATCTCTTTGAAGTAAGAATTGCAGTCTTATCTGCAGGAGCCTCAAGAAGAGCACCAGATTCTTCTGGGACGTGCGTAAGTCCCCACCCCATAGTCTGAGCAACACCAACATAGTTGCCATCGTTACCAACAGTAGCAAACTGTTCTGGTGTTGATGTCCACTCACTTGGGTTTACATCATAAGTATTAACGTCAGCAAAAATACCAAGAGCAACTTCTGATCTGGGAATTCCAAGAAGAGATAAAGCAACTTCAGATTGGACTTTGTTTTGTTCTTCAACTGGAATTGTTGATTGATCAACTGCAATAACAACTGGAATTGATTTATCAGAAGTCTGTTGACCAGGAGGAACAGGAGCAGTTCTACCTACAACAGTTACTGCTGAATTATTATTTACGTTAGTATTGTCTGGCATTTAGATGACTCCGACTCTTCCTTTGGCGATTGTGAATGTTCTCCTTATAGATATATATCCACTCTCATTACCATTATTTAAAGATGTGATGTTAAATCCAGTTAATCCAAGTTCAACGCTGCTAAAACCAACAACGGTTTTAGTCTGAACAGTAAGTTCATAACTAGCAAGACTTGGAGATACTGAGTGATTAACAAGTTTCACAACATCACCAGTGGAAATTCCAGCTGCCTGGTCAAGATCTTTAAGTGTCACTGTGTAAGTGGTTGCGCCTGAACCAATTGTATTCCAGACACCTGTTCCAATTCCAATATAAGTTGAATAACCAATTGGTTTATCCAAATATTCTTGGGCAACAATATCATAACCAAGAGCACTACTCAGACCAAGTTGACTTGTTCTCGATTGTGGCATGTACAGTTGAATGTATCCATTCTGTCTGCCAGTTTCTGATGTGTATATATCAAAGTTCAGGAAAGGTGTTCCTAAAGTTTCATTTGTGGTTCCCTCACCAACAATATTTCCAATTCCTTGGGAAATAATTGCAACACTATCACTGCTAATGTCCTTAACATCACCATTTTCGAGATAAAGTAATTCTGGACCTAAGAAATCAGTCGATCTATCAATTGTAACATTGATAGAATTAAAATCACTATCGTAAATATCTGGTGATGGGATATATTCATCTGATGGTCCAAGAATAATGTTATTAGTTGTTGTAATCTTACCACTTGCATAAACTCTCAGTCCTGCTCCACAATTACGAATAATATTTCCTCCAGTAGATACTACGGAAGTAGCGGAAAGATCTACAGGTCCAGGATAATTTTCAAACAAAGAATCATTAATTCTTAGAACTTGGGCATTTTGTGCCAAAAGTGGTTGATATGCTTCTCTATCGGTTAAGGATCCATCAACAAAAGAACAGTTTTCTATTGAAATTCTACTAGAATCTTCAATATTAAGTCCATCTGCAGGACTATTCCTGATTTCCATAGATTTGAAGAGACTTGATCTAATCCCTCTCATATTAACCAAAAAACTGTTCTCTTCAGTTTCGAATGTGATATTATTTGAACTATTACCATCGATTGTCATATCACGAATAGTAACATCTGTAGGATTTGCAACGTCTGCTCCAATGAAATTACCATCAAATGGTAGATTATTACCACCACCATCAGTAGAATCAAGTGCAAAGTATTGTTGTTTGAGAATTGTATTCTTTCCATTTCCATTTAAAGTAAATGAGGTTGGAATAACAACTTTAGTTGCTAAGAAAGTTCCACTTGGTAAATTCAGATAAGATCCACCAGCAGTTACAGTATCATCGATTGCTTGCGATAGTGCATAAGTATTATCATGAACAACTTTTACCTGATCGGTAGCAGAGTAAGTTCCATTTAAACTATATGCATTATTTACAGTGATACTATTAACTCCAATAGAAATAATTTCATCAATATCCCATCCCCTTCTCTTTTGAGTTGATGCTGTATTTGGGAAATGAATTTGATCAGAATCAAATTCATTTTTGGTTCCTTTGGTTGACCAAGTAGGTTGTTCATAAACACCATAATCCTTCCAAAGAATTGAAGTGCTATTTGATAATTCTTTATCTCCAAGAATTGCAACCAGTTTAGCATCATTGATATTAGCTGTTCCAGCACCAACTGTTTCTTGTCGATAAACTAGAACACCATTACTAGTAGAACTTCTAGAGAAAGTCAAGGAAAGATGATCAATGTCATTGAAACTTTCGATTGGTACTGTATCAACTCCAGTAGTTGGAGTAATTTGAGCAGCAGCACCAACTTTCCCAGTTCTATAATCATATTCTGCAATCCAATAACGATAGTAGTTAGGACCAGAAGTCGCTCCAACTCTTGAAATTACACCTCCAGCAACTGGATCTGGAACAACATCTGAGTCTGATGTAAGCGTTACACCAAAAAGTTTTACCTTTTGTCCAACATCAAATCTTGCTGTTGATATTCCAGAAATTTGAAGTTTACCATTTACATTAGCACCAGTACCAGTATAAATTGTAGGATCATTACTGATTCCATAACTTCTTAGTGTATAAGAATCCAATGTATGAACATCAACAAGTTCATACCCAGTTCCCTGTGAATTTGTTTTTAGAACACGATCAGCTTTGAATGTTGATTCTTCTGTAGAATTATTTGGTAAATCGGAGAACTTGAAATTTTCGTATGTAGTTGCACGAATAGTTCCGTTTACATCCAGTTCATGATTTGGTGATGCTGTTTTAATTCCTACAAATTCACTTAATTGATCAACAACCAGTGATGGGTTGGTATCTGGACCAACCTGGAAAAATGGATTAATTAAATTATTTCCTTTGATTTGAAGTTTAATAGCATTGATTCCATCTATGCTATCAGTCGATGTCAGTTTGTTCGTGAAGTTTACTGGTCCTCTAAATTCCGATGGAAGGTTTCTGTTTGGTCCACCGCCAACACGAAGAGTATTTCTAATAAAGACATCATCAAAACTTACTGTAGCGTCTGAAGAAATTTCACCAAGGAATGTTTGTCTCGGTGTAGTTCTTTCGCCAGTGAAGAAATCTCCACGATCATTCATTCCAGAGAAGAATACAATTCCTCCCTTTTCTTCTTTAGTTACAGATAATAACTCCTCTTCTAAAGTGAGAGTTCTTTGTATTCTCTGTGGAAGAGAAGTAGAATAGTTACCAGGACCATAACCAATATATTCAAAGGTATGACCAGAAGCACGAATACTTGAAAATCTTCTGACTTCCGATGGAATAATATTAATTACTCTCACTAAAGAATAATTATCATGTGGTTTTGATAAAGTTCCAAGAACTCCTCTATAGACATTTACTTGAGTTTGATCTACAACTGAAGATACTCTTAAAATTTCATCATCAATTTGTAAAAATACTCCTTGTTTAATTGGAGTTGTATTTGCCAAATAAAGATTTTGACTAGTCGTATCAATAGAAGATGACATTGTAGTGGTAATGCCAGAATTCATACTAATAAGATTACCACCAATTTTTTCACTTTGTAATGATGTATCTTCACCAAATGCGCCTATTCCATACTTATAGACCTCTGCTGATGCTACTCCAGTTGTTGTTATTCCTATTGTTGGTTGAATTGTAAAGATAAATTGATTTACTCTTTCCTGTACAATAAAATCTGAATTATAGATGTCAGCAGATGATCCACTAACTCCAGAAATTTTTATTTTATTACCAACTTGCAATCCATGTGAAGTGGAGGTTGTAACTGTGACTATTCCTGCAATAGTTGTTGATGCCGCACCAGCAATGGAAGTAATTGACAATGAATTGTCAACAATATAGAAAATTCCATCTGATGTTGTATGAATACCAGAATAACTTCCTGTATTGTAAGTTACTGATTTCGAAGTTGGAACATCAGTAATTTTATAAAGACCATTGTAACCGCTGGTTTTTCTATTTTGGGTAGTTCCAATACCAACTACTTGAATAACTTTTCCTACACTATCATTAATTGAACTTACGGAAAGTTGACCAGATGTTCCGTTGGGAACAGTTAACGTGTTTCCTACAGTATATGCAGATCCACCATCAACAATAGATGCATCTGTAATTGTTCCTGCTGCACTTACAGTAATATTAGCAGTTACATTGTTTCCCGATCCCCCACTGAGAGGAACATTATATAATGTGGTTACAATGCCAGATCCATACCCAGAACCTTCGTTTGCAATTGAAACCTGCAGGACACTATTTAAGTTATGGTCAAACTCACTATAGATTGTGGTTATTCCAGTATTGTTTGATGTTGCATTTGTAACCGCAAATCCAATTCTATTATCTTTGATGTATGAAACTGTAGATTCTTTAGTAATACTATTAAGAGGATCATCAATTACAACCTTTCCAAGTAACTTGTTTGATGATGCAGAAATGGACTGCTCTGGATCATTAACTTGATTATCTTTGTCAATGGTTGGATAAAGATAGTTAATATTTTGTGGGAATTTTAAATTAGAAAACTCGGATACTGTTGGTGAAATATTTCCAATCAAACATGTCAAGTAATAAATTCCATCTTGAATTTCTGAAACATATTCTTGAACAGTCTCGACACCTTTAATTGTATATGTCGTATCATATTCATTTTTTTCAAATGCAGGAAGTAAAGAACCTCTGTCTGAAATGTTATCTATAAATGATCCACCATTATTTGCATTTGTATATGTAAATACTTTTGTATCTTCTACAGAATCAACATAGTAATAACCATTAAATCCTGCTTCTTCATCTGCATTTATATTAGTGGAACTCTTTACATTTTTAATGTGAACTCTATCATTAACCGACAACTTGTGGGGTTTTTCGGTCGTAACAGTGACAGTGGAACCACTTGTGGTAATTCCTGCAATAATTCTAGGATTACGATTTGAATTTACACTAGTGATAGATGATTCTTCAATGACTGTCTTTGATTCCTGAAGAACGAAGTTTTCTGTAGGTGCCTTTGCATTTCTAAATTCTTTAGGAACAACATAACGTAATCTATAAATTCTATTATTAGAATCACGAGATTCATTTGTTCTTCTAATATAAGTTGCAGAGTTATTATCTGAAATTTGAGTGGAAAATCCAACAAATCCCTCATAAATTTTATTAGTCGATGTTGATGATCCTGCCAGTATGTACCAGTTATTTTGATTTGAATCATATTGAACTGGATGTCCAAATTCTCCTGGAAGCTTGTCTGTAACTCTACTTATGATGGTGATAATTCCACCACTTGTGTTTTTAATATCTACTGCTGCCCCATTGTTAGCATTATTTAATGATTTTGCTAACTTAATTTGATTTGAACTTAAAGAACCTCCAGTAATTGCGTAATAAAGTTGTCCGTTTTCCAGTCCCCCAGGAACGGTTGCATCATCACTATAAATTCGAATTGTTTCTCCAGTATATAAACCATGATCGGAATCTAAATTCAGAATGTCATTTGCTGTATCAATTGAATTTAAACCTGCAACTCTAGTTACTGTATATGATTTTTTAGCAGAAGGTCCATCTCCAGATGGAACTTGCATTAGAATTGGTGAACTATATGTAACGTTTAATCCACCAAGATTTAAGTCAATGTATAAAATTTCATTATCTTTGGAACCAACTCTAAAACCATTTGTAATATTAGACGGTGGGTTGTCTTGATCAGTTTCACCGAGTAAATAAATTCTTGATGTATTTCCAACTGAAAGTGTGGTAGTTGGATCTAAAACTCTCCACAGAACGTTGAAATCTGATTCTTGGAGATCTTTTGGTGGAACAATGTGTGTAATATAACCAGTATCGTCACGATCAAATGACTGCTTTCTAAATCCTTTAGAGATCAGAGACTTTGCACCAAAGTTTGAGTTGGAGTTTGTAATTGATTGATCTGCACCATCTTCAGATAAGAAATGATTGGAAAAACCAATTGCAAAAACTGAAACTGCTTGAATTACTGCATCATTAGATGCTTTAATGTGGAAACTTTCATAATCTGTCTTATAAACAGCATCTTGATTAATGTAAAGTGGTTTTAATGTTCCAGTCGGAGCAGTTTCATTCGTATCATAAAGACCAGTTGTGTCATTATAAATCACAAATGCATTTGTATCTTTCTGGAGACCAATTCCAGTGAACTGTGCGACAACCATGGACTTAAATCCAGTCGCCTTGGCACCATCAGCATGTAATCCACACATTCCATAGGTGGATCTCAATGAGCAATTAAAGATATATGGCGAAGCACCTGTTACATTGTCTGCTTCGATAACAACTCTTTCATTTCCGCCAATAGTGATAATACTATCAATTGGTGTATCTAAAAGAACATAATTAAATGACGTTGTGCTTGTTACTCCAGCAACTTTATAACTTCCATTATAGAGATCCGATCCAACTCCAGTTATACGGAACGAATCATCAACGTTCAAATTGTGTACTATTTCAGTTTCAACAGTGGCGACAGTTCCAGAAGATGACAATGATACAATATTAAAGTCATTAGCGGAAAGATCCCCTACAATCTTAAATTCTGGACTGTTTGGTTCAAAATCACTTACGTTTGGATAGTCTAAAATTTCTCTATTTCCAGTATCATCTCCATATGCATTCATTAATTTGAAATAATACATATCAAGATCTGTAAGACCAGTCAGATCTTTTGCATTAATCCCATCTGCATATTCAAAGCAGGTGAGTTTATGGTGTGAGAAATTTGGATTTGCTTTTTGCGAAAAATTCTTATTATAGAAGACTTCTCTATCCGCATCAAACATTGTAAATTGCCAAAAATAGCAACCACCAGTTACACGGAATAATGCAGATCTATCAATTGATGGATTTGATGGATCAGGAACATATAAAGGTCTAACTTTTGTTTTTCTTAAGTCGAGACCAACGATTGAGGTTCCTTTTGGTACAACTACACCACCATCAACGGAATTGAGTTTGTAAAGGACATTCGATGAATTATTTAAATCAAAAATAGTGCTACTTGATAATTCAATATCTGGTGAGGGTACATTATTACCATTAACATCCAAATATTGAGCACTACCACCATTATTTTTTATATAATATCCAGGTCTATTATCAATTAGATGAGTTCCAGGATAAAGTAAGATTGTTGTCTTATCAAATCTATCGTTATTCGCACCACTTTGATAAGCAAATCTTGCTGCTTCGATTAACGCTCTTTGGATAGTTCTAAAGGGTCTCGTTAATGAATTTCCCTTATTATCAAAACTATCAGTAGCATCTAGATCTGATGGATTTACATAAAGAATATTACCATCTGTGTTAATTAGAAAATTTTCTAACCTGGAAAGAGGCATTGTATCAGCACACTAATTTTTCTTCTGCTTTATTTAGGAGCATCAAATCTCTTCTGTATTGAAAAAGGTTTTGAGGCAAATTTTTGGCGGAATTTTTTTTCCACCAAAAATGGATTTAAAGTTGCATTTTCAAATACAACAAAACCTCTCCTTTCGGAGAGGTTCTGACGCACACGGAAGGGGATGGTTCGGCAGTATCGCCAAGAGCCAACTAACGGACTTGAACCGTTGACCTGAGCTTTACAAAAACCCTGCTCTATCCAGCTGAGCTAAGTTGGCATTTAATCAGCAGGTAATAGTTCTGGGTTCTCCAGATCTAATTCAAACATAAGAGGATGACAAAGTTCATCAATCAAATAGAATGATGAATAGTATAACTCTTCTGGTTCAAATCTTTTTTCATTATCTGCGATTGCTAGAATTTCCCTATCGTAATACAAACTTTCAGGAACTTCATCAAAAGTAAATGGAACTTGGTTTATGAAATACATAAGAACCAACATTGATTCTTTATTGTACCAAACGTATCTGGTGTCAATACGGTATTTCATTCCTGTTCCGTACTTTTGTTTATTTAGAGATTAAGAAAATCTCTATAGGACGAGGGGGACTTGAACCCCCACGGGAATACTCCCAACAGATTTTAAGTCTGGTGCGTCTACCACTTCCGCCACCGTCCCATAAAAACCTATTCAGGTTTATAAGTAGATGGATTCATTCTACAATATTCATTGAAAGTAATCTTCATCTCCTTCCAAGTCAGTCCACAATTCTCCGCTGCTTTCGGAACATTCCATTTTGCTGCGAACAGCATTTGCATAGATTCCCTTGTTTCTGGGCGCATGTGAATAGTACCTTAAGATTTCTTGGTAGTGTTTGTGTGAGTATTGGATCATTTCAATCAATCAACATAACATCGCCACGCAGTTCAGCGAGTTTGATCTCTGCGAGAGTCTGAACACAAGTCCAGTATGCTTGACCACTGATGCAATTTTCATCACAGAA